GTGCAGCTGGATCCACTGAAGGAAGCCAGTGCCGACATGATTGACGTCAACCTGGGTGTGAAGTCGCGCACCAAGATTATCAATGAGCGGACCGGGGGCAGCTTTGCTGCGACCCATACCCAGCTGGCTCTTGAAGAAAGCATGCGTCGGGATGCCGGGCTTGTCACAGCCAATTCGCCTTCGGCGGCCTTACAGCCGGGGGGGCAGGACAAACAGGACAAGGCCAACCAGGACAACCCTGAGAAGGAAACCAACTGATGCTGCCTCGTGTTGCCTCCCATATTTTCAACACCCCACTGCTGGTTCATCCTGGCAAGGCTGCCGCCATGATGGCGGGCATTGGTGGCCGACTGGTTGATGGTCAGGTTGAAATCGAAGGTGCAGCCCCGCTGCACCATGTTGCTTTTGCGGGCGCAGGCCCATCACTGGGCGTGGTGGGTGATCGTCTGGGCCGGGCGTTCGACAGAACCAATCGCAAGCCTTACGACATGGTTGGCTCTGTTGCTATCTTGCCGATCGAGGGCACGCTTGTGCCCAAAGGGTCTTTCGTGGAAAGTTCATCGGGCGAAACCTCCTACGAGGGCATCCAGACCCAGGTGCAACGGGTGCGCCGAGACCCTGCGGTTCGTGGTGTGGTTTTTGAGGTTGACAGTTTTGGCGGATCTTCAAGCCTGGCCTTTGAGACATCCGACATGATCCACCAGTTGTCGCAGGAAAAGCCGACTATCGCGATTCTGAGTGAACACGCCTATTCGGGCGGTTATCTGCTGGCAGCGGCCTGTCGCAGCGTCATCGTGCCTGAGTCGGGTGGGGTGGGGTCCATTGGTGTGATCACCATGCACACAGATTGGAGTGCGGCCATAGAACGGGCAGGGGCCAAGGTCACCATTCTGAAGGCGGGCGCCCACAAGGCGGATGCCAATCCCTATGAAGCGCTTGGACCGGATGTGGCGGCGCGCATTCAGGACCAGCTGGAAAGCCTGCGCCAGATTTTTGCCGGGCGGGTTGCAAAATATCGCGGCCAGCGCCTGAGTTTTGAACGTGCCATGGCGACCGAAGCCCTTGACTACATGGGTGAGGCCGGTGTGGCAGCGGGGCTCGCTGATGCCGTGGGTAATCCGCAGGAAACCTTTCAGGCATTTCTCTCTCAACTCAACCGGGCCTGACGGCCCACAAAAAAGAGGACTAAACACGATGTCGAAGACAGCGTTGATTGCGGCCGTCGCAGCGGCGGCCCACCAGGAGCCGGATGGTTTTTCGGTGACTGCTGCCCATGTGCAGACCCACCTGCCGGAAATTGCTGCCACCCTAAAGAAGGACGGTGCAGATGCAGAGCGTGCCCGCATTCTTGGCATTGAAGCCGTGAGCATGAAAGGCCATGAAGACATTGTGGCCAAAGCCAAGGCTGACCCAGCTATGACCGCCGCCGACGTGAGCCACGCCATTGTGTTGGCAGACAAGGCAACTCTGGCCGCACAGGCAAACGGTCTTCAAAAGGATGAACGCAAGGTGGCGGGCATCAGCGCCGGGACGGCATCTGGCAGTGATGTGCCCGAGCGTGTTGACAGCATGGCCCTGTCCAGGAAGGCTGATGCCTATATTGCAGAACAGGCGAGCAAGGGGATCAAGGTATCCGCCAGCGAGGCTGTTCTGCACGTGAGCAAACCATAAGGTCTGGGGGCTTGGCGCCCCCGGTCTTCCCACTCTTTTTAACCCTTCAAACTGAGGACTACACCATGGCTTCCATCAATGGACTGACCAAATCCTACAGGGCCTCCACTGCGCTGGCGGCCTATTCCATCGTCAAGTTTGGCGCTGCCGATTTTGACGTTGCCCAGGCCGCCGCCGCGGCTGATTTGTCTGTGGGCGTCACCACGGAAATTGCAGTGGCAATTGACGAAACCGCCGACGTGGTGCTGGCAGGCCTTGCCGAAGTCAAGCTTGGCGGCGCTGTGACCCGTGGCCAGAAAGTGACTTCGGATGCCGCAGGCCTTGGTGTGGCTGCTGCTCCGGCAGCAGGGGCCAACGTGCATGTGGTGGGTGTGGCCCACGCATCCGGTGTGGCGGGGGATATTATCCCTGTTCACCTTTCCCCCGGTGTCATGCAGGGCTGACCCTCTCACATCTGACAATTTTTGATGCGGTCCGGAAACGGGCCGCATTTGTTTTTCATCAACCCCATTCAAAGGAACTCCCTCCATGGCAAAAGCCCCCTTTGCGGTGCAGCCGCAGCTGACGGCCATCACCCTTTCCTATCGCAACAAGAGCTACATTGCAGACGCTGTCCTGCCGCGCGTGCCTGTGCTGTCTCAGGATTTCAAGTACAGCCAGTACACCAAGGAAGACAGCTTCACCATTGAAGACACCCGCGTTGGCCGCAAGGGCAACGTCAACCAGATTGATTACTCTGCCACGGAGCAGTCCAGCAGCGTGTATGAGTATGGCCTGGAGGATGTCATTCCGGGCACTGACGTTCTGAACGCAGAAGCCACAGCGGCCCTGACTGGCGTGCAGGCCATTGACCCCAAGGCCCGCTCCACCGAACTGGTGACGGACAAGGTGATGCTCGATCGCGAACTTCGCACCGCCAACCTGGTGTTCAATGCCACCACCTATCCGGTGGGCAACAAGGTTGTTCTGGCGGGTGCCAGCCAGTGGAGCGACTTTGCCGGTTCTTCCCCGGTGGATGCCATCAGCGACGCGTTGGACGGCATGCTGGTGCGCCCCAACATCGGTGTCATCGGCATGGCGGTCTGGTCGAAGCTGCGCCGCCACCCGAAGGTGACGGCAGCGGTCTACGCCAATGGCGGCAATGCCTCGGTGTCTTCCACCGTGGTGGCGCGCAACGCCGTTGCGGAGCTTCTGGAGCTTGACGAGATCATCATTGGTGAGGGCTTCTACAACACGGCGAAAAAGGGCCAGGCGGGTGTGATGCAGCGGCTGTGGGGCAAGCATGCCGCCTTCTTGTACCGTGCTCCCAACATCCTCGACACGGAAGGCACCGTGACCTTCGGTGCCACTGCCCAGTGGGGCAGCCGTGTGGCCGGCACACTGTTTGATGAAAACATTGGTCTGGAAGGTTCGGAAAAGGTGCGCGTGGGCGAGCGCGTGCGCGAACTGATCCTGGCCGCTGATGCAGGCTACTTCTTCCAGAACGCAGTGGCTTAACCAGCCCAGCCTGCCTCGGGTCTGACCACGCAACTGTCCGGAAAAGTCCGGGCAGTTGCTCTCCATAATTCAACATGAAAGGATTCCCCCACCATGCCAAAGGGCAAATGCAACTGGGATGTCGCCTATGACGGCAAGCAATATCTTCCCGGCGACGACATCGACATCGAAAGCAAGGAAATTTTCAACCAGCTTGCCGCGACAGGTGCGGTATCGCCGCTGACAGACAAAAAGTCCGCTGCTGACAAGGTCGCTGCTGACAAGGCTGCTGCTGATAAGGCCGCCGCTGACAAGGCCGTGATCTGACGCGCGATGTTCGAGACAGCGGAAGACAGGGCAAGCTTTTTTGCCGAGGGTGAGTTTGCACTCATTGCCACCTACACACCAGTGGGGGGTGGTGCGGTGCGGGACATCACCGGCAATTTTGACAACAGCTTTCTTGAGGTTGAGGGCGCAGAGGCTTCGGTCGCGCGCCGTGCCCCGCGCTTCCGCTGTGCCTCGTCGTCTCTTGATGGTGAGGGGCGCGTGAATGACCAGCTGGTCATCAACACCATCTCCTACCGGGTGACCGTGCCCCGGCCTGATGGCCATGGCACCACCTTGCTCTGGCTGGAGAAGATCTGATGCCCCACATGCGCAGCCAGATCAGGGCGCAGGCCAAAACCCTGTTGACAGGCCTGTCACACACGGGGGCGCGGGTGTTTCTCAACCAGGCCACGCCGCTCCCTGCCGACCAGCTTCCGGCCCTGTGCATTTACGGCATGGATGAAGACGCGGGGCTTGATGCCACCAGCCAGGGCGTGGCGCGTGTGCTGGTCCTGCATGTAGAGGCGCTGATGGCGGCCTCGTCCACCCAGGACGAGGATGACCTTGATGCCATTTGCCTGACGGTCGAACAGGTTCTGGGACAAAACCGAACACTTGGCGGCCTTGCCCATGATGTGGTGCCCGCAGGCACCCGCACAGGCCGCAACGGCGAGGCCGAGGTCACAACCTTGCATGCCGTCATGACATTCCGGGTGGCCTACCGCACCCGCATCGACGACCCAACACTTCCATTCTGAGGAGACACACCCCATGCCACAACTTACCCGCAAGGGCGCGATTCTGGCGAAGATTGAAGGCGTTTACGGCACCGACAGTGTGCCCGCCGCTGTCAACGCCATTCTGGTGCGCAACCTTGATGTGACGCCGCTGGATGCTGACATGGTGTCGCGTGATCTGGTGCGGCCCTATCTGGGCGCCAGCGAAAACCTTGTGGCCTCCTACCATGTGAAGGTGGCGTTCGAAGTGGAGATGGCCGGGTCCGGGGCGGCGGGAACTGCGCCCGCCTATGGCCCTCTCTTGCGGGCCTGTGGGCTGGCCGAGACCATTGTGGCCGCCACCTCCGCCACCTATGTGCCGGTGTCGGACAATTTTCAGTCGGTGACCCTGTATTACAACAATGATGGCATCCGCCACAAGGTTTTGGGGTCTCGCGGCAATGTTGAGATCGACATGACATCAGGCCGCATTCCGGTCTTGAAGTTCAATTTTCTGGGCCTTTATGTGCCTCCTACCGACACCGCAGTGCCGGTGGTTGACTATTCCGCCTTCCAGACGCCGCTGCCACTCAACACGGTCAACACGCCAGATGTGAGCTTCTTCGGCATTGTCCCGGCGCTGTCTTCCCTGCGTCTCAACCTCAACAACGGCATCCAGTTCCGCAATCTGGTTGGATTGCAGGAAGTGCTGCAGAATGATCGCAAGGTGTCTGGCACCATTGTCATCCAGTCGGTGCCACTGGCCACCAAGAACTTCTTTGCCGAAGCGCTGGGCACGGCCCTGGGCACGCTTGATATCACCCATGGTTTGGCGGCTGGTGGGCGGGTGCAGGTTCTCTCGACCCGTGTGGATATCGGCAACCCCAGCTATCAGGACATGGACGGGGTGCAGATGCTGCAGATCCCGGTGACCCTGGTGCCATCCTCAGTTGGCAACAACGAACTCAGCATCATCGTCAGATAAGGATATCCACATGTTCAATATTGCTGCCGTTGCAGACTATAGCTGGCCGGTCAAAGTGCGCCGGCCACCGGCTGAGGGTGTGACTGAAGAGAGTTTCGTGGTGCGCTTCAAACGCCTGCCGCAATCGCGCATTGACGAGATCATTGCAGCGGCCCGTTCCGGCCTCCTGCCGGACCGGGCCTTGATTGACGAGGTTGTGGTGGGGTGGTCGGGCATCG